TTTCAAATGGACTAGAACCATCAGGTGATGCTAAAAACAATTTTTGATTTGCGTAATATTTTCCCTCAACATTAGCATCTAAACTAATTTGAGTTACACTAACATTTGAACCATAAGCAGTATCAGTCACCCCTATAGTATTAGGTTTTAAAGTGGCTGTTGGGATGTTAATAGCGTTAGTAGGCTCAGGATTGTAAACAAACTCATTTGAAATTACAGGGTCAGGTGAAATTATTGGTGATGCTGTTTCATCTACTTTATACCATTCACCACTCATAATCTCGCTACGAGCTTTAAAAGTACCTCCTAAAAATGAATAATATTTATACGCACTATCATCATTAATAGAGTATTTAATTACTCTTAATGGTGATATATCTCTTGATTGTATATCAGCTTGTAATATTTCTAAAGGTTTAGTTTGAAGTTGTAAAAACTCATTTACTCTAAGCTGTAATATGTTTTCAAACGTACCTGAATTACCTCTTCTAAAGTCATCTAAAACAGGAGGGTAGTTTGGTGCGTCATAATATTTAACAGCATACAAATCATTTACTGCTGTTTGACCTATCATAACCGAACCTAAATCAACCGACTCTAAGGCAGGAGTATTAGTTTGAGTAGCTGTATATACAATATCTGCACCTGCATTGTTTGATGCGTTTTCTTCGGATGGGGTTAACTCTAAAGTAACTACATTTGTTTTATTTGATGTAGGTGTAGGTGGTGCGTGGATAAAAGGGTCAATACCGTGTATGCCTGTTATATCTCTTTGATGATAAACATTAGATGTTTGTGTTTTTACACTCACTTTTCCACTTATAGGAGGTGATTGTACATTACACTCAAATCTTAATACAGTTCTAAAAGATGAATAAACATTACCACTAAATGTATAATCAGATTCTCTTCTACAAGGAAAATTACCACCACCACCACCAGCCACAAACATACTCGTTGATTGATTAGCACTTGTAAATTCAGGGTCATTTGATATACCACCAATCACATAAACTAAATCTTCGTTGTTTAAAGGATTTGATGGTGCAGCTGCTAGATAACCTCTTATAACATCTATACTTAAAGCAGTAGAATTACTTTGAACCCACTTTAAAGTATCACTATCTGATTGTGTTTGTAAATAATAATCATCAACACCATCAGTAAGTTTTATAGTTAAAGCAGATGTAGTAGTAAATGTATTATTAAATATATCGTGGTCAGCATCATTAAAACTAAAATCAGACTTTAAAACTTTAGTGTGGTTGTGAGCGTTATAATTTAAAGTAAATAAACCTGAATTAGCACTAACGTACCCTGCTTGAATTGGAGTTTCTAAATCAGTTCCTACAGGTACACTAAAAGACTCTTCTTGAGTATAAGAAACACGAACACTCTCTAAAGCTGGTTCGTAAGTTAAACTTGAACCATTAACTATAGCGTTGTTTGATTGGTCTATAGTTAAAATTAAACTAAGATTTTCGGCACTTTCATCAGAGTTACTTGAAGCCTTATAACCCTTTATTGTACCCGAAGTATATCCTGTAAAACTATTAGGTTGTATAAAATTATAAACCCCTTCTGCTAAAAACCCAACTAAATTAAATAGTTTTAAGCTACCATTAAAATAATCTTGTAGCTTATATTGTAGTGAATTTAATCCTGATGTAACCTCACCTTCTTCATTGTAGGTAGTTCTACCTGCATAAGCACCACTTGATACAAAATATTTACCTAAAGGGTTTATTGATGGGTTGTAATCACCATCCATCCACCAATCAGATATAGTCCTAAAAAATTTAAAACTATCGGGTGCTGGGTTTAAATTATTTGCTGTACTACCTCCTACATCTAACTTAGAGCCTGTTGCAGCTGATGATAAAACATTAAGTAATGAACTTTTAACTGTATCAATAGTAGCTACCTTAGTTTGTTCGTCTGCGAAAGAATCAGGCTTTAATTTATTAAGGAAACCGTAAGAATCGGTTGCGTTTAATTTATATTCATAAGGATAAGGTAGATTCTCTACAACATCAAATGCCGACTCTACCCAACCATACCACCAAATATTTGTGTGAGCTGAATCTACTGCTCCTTTATAAATTCTTATATAATAATTATGAACACCAGTATTTAAAACATCATAGACAAATGTTTCATCGGTGTTATTTTCAATTATTAAATTTAATGTACAAGCTGAAGCTATAAATTGTGTATCTCTAGTACCACCTTGACCATTCCAAGTAACTTCAAAACCTTCTCCTGATAGATTGATTTCCGTTGATGAACCTGTGAAATCTTTTTTCCAAATTTCTACATTCCAAATACTCTCTTTTTCACCTTTAATGGTGCTATGTCTAAATTTCTTGTACGCCATCTATATCTACCTTCTACTTTTTCTTCTATTAGCTCTATCGAACACAATCAATAAATCATCACCTTTTATCTTTACATCAGGTATAACTGTGTTAGAACCTCCCGAATCGCCTATAATCGACTTTAATCTATCTAACGGGGCGATAACTTCAGGATTACTTCTAGCACCTGAATATTCACCCATTAAACCTAATGTTGGTCCTGATACAACCCCACCATCAGCGAACTGAGGTATTGGTTGGGCTGCTATTGTAGCTACTTGTACTGCCCCTAACCCTGCTACTATTGATGACATAGGAATACCTAAAAAACCTAATTCACCTAAAGTCTTAGTAACTGCTGTTGCTGTGTTCATAATAGCACTTGCTATCGCAGACATTTTTTCGGCTATAGCTTGTTTCCTTTGAATTTTAGCTTTTTCTTCTGCTGTCTTTTTCTCTAAAGCTATCATCGCATCAGATTTAGCTTTTTCAGTCATAGATGATGCTTCTATTAAAGCAGCTTCCCTCTTATGGTTGTTTTCAATTTTAACCATTTTATTGTTAAGCATATTAGAGAAAATACTACCAACCATTTGTATCGACTCTCCCCACTTTTCAAAAAATCTACCAATCAAATCACCAGCTTTATACAAACTTTTTTCAAGGTTTGATAGAGGTATTGTTGGTTCGGGCATTTGAGTAGGTATACTACCACTACCAGCATCGAAATCTATACCTGTTAATTCAGAGTAAGAAGGTAGTAGTGGTGGTGGAGCTTTAGATAAATCTTCATAGCCATCGATTAAATCTTCTACTTCTATATTAGTGCCATTTAAAGCATCAGCTTGCTCTTTTTCTAATTCAGTAATTTTATCTAACGCATCAGCATAACCTTTAGCTGTTTTAAAGACTTCTGTGTATTCAGAACTTAAAGAACCTAATCTTTTCATTAATTCTAAATCACCAGTTTCAGCAAAAGCCTTTTGTACATTTTTTATTTCATCTGCTAATATTTTGGCTTTTGCAGCTATAGGTTTTAAACTTGCCTCTAATTCTTCTCTTTTTAAATCTAAACTTGTTTTACCTGACCTATCTAATTCATCATTAATCTCAGCTAATCTATCGGCTGCATTTTTAGCCTTTACTTCAGTTTCACTTAACTCTTTATTAGCCTCTCTATTGTTATCTCTAAAAATTAACCAATAAGCTGCTACTGCTGTTATTACAACGGCTAAAGCTCCTAACGGGTTAATCATTATAGCTAGAGTTAATAATTCTATTTGCCCAACAACGAAAGTTATAGCTCCTCCCATTGCTGCCCAAGCTGCTGTAGCTAAAGATATTGTAAGTAAAAGTGGTCCCAGAACTGCTGCTATTCCAGCTATTTGTAGTATTAATTTCTTTGTACCACCATCTAAATCTTGAAATGCACTAGCCCATTCTGTTATTTTTTTTATAATAGGTAATATAGCATCAGAAATTAAAGCACCCATCTCAAGTTTCATACTTTCGATAGCAGATTGCATTTTTAACACCTTAGCTAAAGTTGTTTTACCCATAGCTTCAGCCATTTCAATTAACCTATCAGTATTAGTTTGATACTCTTTAGTTAATTCTGCTACTTTATCTTTGTTCTTAGCAAGAATAAGTAGTTGACCACCTGCTGTAAGACCAGCTATTTTCATTGCTTTTTCTAACCCTAACTCACCTTGAGTCGCTAAATCTAAAACTTCCGTAAAAGACCTCCCTTCTTTGTGAAGTTTTGAAAATATCTTACGAAGCCCTGTACCTGCTTTAGACGCTTTGATACCATTATCCATTAGAACACCCATCATCGCTGATAGTTCTTCTAATTCTACTCCTACAGCGTTTGCTGATGCACCTGCGTGACCGAATGCAGTCGAGAATGTGCTAAGTTGTATGGATGAATTTGCTGATGCTGAAGCTAAAGTATTTGCTACTCTTGCTGCGTCGCTTGATTCTAATTTAAAAGCGTTTATGGAGGATGCTGTTACTTCGGCTGCAAGAGATAAATCTTCTCCCGTTGCTAATGCTAAGTCTAATATAGATTTCTCCATATTTTTAATAGCAGTCGGGTCGAAACCTTTACGACCTAATACTAATTGAAGGTCAGCGACTTGAAGTGCAGTAAATTGTGTAGTAGCACCTAGTCGTTTAGCTTCGTCTGTAAGCATTTTAAACTCGCCTACCGTAGCTCCAGTAACCGTATTAACCTTCATCATACCATTCTCAAACTTAGCGAATGTATCGAAGGCTGATTTACCTAAAGCAGTTAGAGGTGCTGTGACACCAAACGATAAAAGAGAACCCATACGAGCTGCTCCTGAAGCGAATTTAGCTAACGACTTGTTCGCTTTACCTAATCCAACTTCCAGCCCTTTAATATTGGCTGCTACAATTATCGAGATGGTTTTTACAGATGCACCCATTACTTACAATTTATTAAAATTACTTTTTCTATATCTTTCAAGAACTTTTTGTATATGTTCTTTTGAGGCTATCTCTTTCTTTGGTTTATTTTTATTATCCCAAGGAAAAGGTAATACATCAGTAGGTCTTAGTTTCTTTTTAGAGTGAGGCATTAAGCAAGCAATCATAATAGTTCTTGTTCGCTCCCAAGAGTCTTGATTTGATTGATTGTGATGTTCAGAGAAGCCCTTTAACTTATTATTAAAAGAACGAGGGGTTAATTCATATAATCCATCATACGATAACCCCATCATTCCTAATCCTATCTGTTCGAGTTTATCCCAATTAATATCCTCGCCATCATCATCAATTTCCTCACCCTTTACTACTTTCCCTCTTCTTGAGGTTGGTCTAATTGGAACGATTCAAATATTTCATTTATCTTAGAGAACTCTTCATTATCTATCCAATCTTCAATATCAGATATTTTGTAATTAAACTTCTCTCCGTTCTTTTTAGCACCGTACTTCAAACCAAAGTAAGCGATAACTCCAATGTGGTCTATCTCAGTTCCTAACTTATTTAATTCGTTTAGTTTTAAACCTAACTTGTTGCAAATTTGCTTTAAACACAAGTAACTAAACCTAATAGGTCTTAACTGACCACCTAATTCTACCTTTTTCATTTTATGCTTATTAATTGTTAATATGTACCTGTTGTTGCTGTTCGTGTACCTACGAATGTTACAGAGTAAGT